GTTAAAATGAACCGGTAAATCTAGAGTCAGCGGGTCATAAATATGACCACTCAATAAAAATTAACCCGTAAGCGCGAGGAGCGCAATGTCAAATCAACGAGGCAAGTTCAGTCAAAGAGCGGCCCAGCTGACTCTGCCTCTGGATCAAATCCAGTCCCAAAAAATGAGGGCTGGGAGTTTGCGTCGCCATGAGCCTGTCAGAGAGGCGTTGAAGTCAGCCTTAAAGAATTGCGGCATGACCAGGGAATTGGTGGCTGAAGAAGCCTCTAGGCTGACCGGTGATCATATCAGCGTAAATCATTTAAACAATTGGACGGCCGAAAGCAAAAACGGCTGGAAGTTGCCGATTGAATACGCTGCAGCCTTGGCTGTGGTTACCGGAAGCCCGGAAATAGTTAAGGCGGCTTTAGAAGGTTCCGGTCTTTCGGTGCTCACGGAAGAAGAAACAGCGATATATGAACTGGGCAAAATTACGGCCGAGGACATGGAAAGAAAGAAGAAGAGAAAAGAAGTCCTGGAGAAGCTGAACCTATGAATAGGAAGAAAGTGCGGGTCTGGATGGTGGAGAATGATATCAGGATATCCGATCTTGCCCAGGAATACGGTTGTGATCAGTCGTTTTTAAGTCATTGGCTAAAAGGGAAGCGAGAGTCACGAGCTTTGGAGGAGTTTTTAGTCAGCAAGGGGTGTCCGGAAGAATATATCGTTGAGAAGCCGGATGCCGTGGAAGCGGTTTGAGAGGGTTCGAGGGACGGCAGGCTGGAACCCCTGACCGACGACGAGGAGCGAGACAAAGTCATGGCAATTGTCCGACTCCTGTGCGGGGCTCCGCTTAAACAAGCCAGGCGCATTTTGAGAAAGGCTAGGCGATACTTGGAAGAGATCGAATAATACAATCCAAGGTGCTTCGATCTTGCTGAGCTCCCGCTTGGAAGTAAGTGGGGGTGACTGGAGGGTCAAAGGCCATGAAAACAATGTATTCTGCTCAAGAGCTTGCTGACGTTCTTAACATTTCACGTCAGGCAGTTTTTAAGCGCGCAAAAAAAGAGAGCTGGCCGTGTCGTGATCAAAAGGTAAAAGGCGGTAATAAGCGTTTATATTTTGCACGCCACCTTCCAGAAGAGGTTCGCGAAAAGGTTGCCGAGAAAGAACTGACCAAGTCCCAGCCTGCAATCTTGGAAGAAGGGAATCCAGCAGAGCAGGATGACCGCCAGACAGTGCACGCCAGCCGCCGTCAGAGCCCGGCTCAGCTCAAAGACTGGCAACGTGAGATCCGGGACGCCCGCCTGGCAATCCTGAGCGTTGTCCAGGAGATGGCCCATGCCTATGGGGGAATCACCAAGGCTGAGCAGGCTCTGGCGAAATACAGCTCTGACCCGAAAACCACCATGTCTCCCGAGCTAGTCCGGACCCTGCGCACCGCCAATGCGCGGCGTGGGAATAGCTGTCACGTCGGGAGCAGCACTCTCCGCTTGTGGCGAAAGACTCGGGACCAGCACGGCCCGGACGCCCTGGCCCCGGCTCCAATGGAGCGCAAGAAAGAAGAGGAGCAGCCGAGCTGGCTCCAGCCTTTCGTCAAGCTGTATTGCCGCCCGACCAAGCCCAGCATCGGTCAGGCCTACGAGCAGCTGCGCAAGCAGGGGTACAGCCCCCCGAGCAAACGGACAGTGGAGCGCTGGGTCAGATCCATGCCTCCCCTGCAGGCGGCCAAGGGGCGCATGGGGCCGCGCGACATTAAGTCCGTCAAAGCCTATGTCAAGCGCACCACGGATGAGCTCAGGCCCGGAGATGTCTATACAGCGGACGGACACAAGGCCGACTTCGAGGTCCAGCACCCCGAGCACGGCCAGGCCGTTCGGCCCGAGATCATCAGTGTTCTCGACGTCAAAACCCGCAAGTGCGTCGGCTTCTCCATCGAGCTTCACGAGCGAGCCTGGCTCGTGGCGGATGCCCTGCGTGTTTCCTGCCAGTGGAACGGGATCCCCGCCATCTTCTATGTGGACAACGGATGCGGCTTTAAAAACGAGCTGCTCTCAGGCCCGGGCTTTGGGGTGCTCAATCGCCTGGGCGTCACGGTCAAACACTCCCTGCCCTACGGCAGTCAAGCCCGGGGAGTTATCGAGCGGTTCAATCACAGTTGCTGGGTAAGGGCATCGAAAGAGCTACCTAGCTATATCGGGCAGGACATGGATCAGGACGCCCAGCAGAGGGTGCATAAGAAATCCCGTAAGGAGCTGGCCGAGACCGGGAGCACGAAGTGGATGCCGACCTGGGAGCAGATGCTGGCCTGGGCGATGGAGCGGGTCATGGATTACAACAGCCGGCCCCATACCGACCTGCCCAAGGTCGCCGACCAGGAGACCGGCGAGCGGCGGCACATGGCTCCCGGCGAAGCCTGGGAGCGCCTGGCGGGGGAGGACGACATCGTGCGCCCGACCCAACTGGAGCTGGACGACATGTTCAGGCCCTACGTGGTCCGCAAGACTAGCCGATGCCTGGTCCGTGTCTACAACGGCCAGTACTACGCCCGGGAGCTGCAGGACTATCACGGCAGCGAGGTGCGGGTGGGGATCGACATATTCGACCCGCGCTGGGTGTGGGTGCGCGACATGGAGGGCCGGTTAATCACCACGGCGGAGCTGGACGCACACGCCAGGCCCTACTTTCACCCCTCGGTGGTGGAACAGGCCCGAGAAAAGAGGGCCCGAGAGCAGCAAAAGCGCCTGCAGCGCAAGGAAGCCAAGGTCCTGGAGCTGGCGGAACAGAAGAAGGAAAACGGCGAACCCGCTCCCGAGGCGGAACAACCAAGCGCGGATCAGCTGCAGGCCCAGCGGGAACTTGAGGCGGAGCTGCAGCAGGAGCAGCAGAAGCCATGTGAGGAAACGCCTCTGGAGCGATTTAAGCGGGCCAAGCGCCTGGAGCAGCGGATGGCGGATGGCGAGTCGGTGAGCGAGGAGGATGCCCGCTGGCTGCGCGGTTATCAGCGGACCAGCGAATACGGCGGGTATCAGGATATGTTCGAGGATTTCGGCGAGGCGATATTCGGGTAGTCGATCGCCCCGCCACCAGAAAACCCAAGCAACACTGGAGGTAGTATGACAGCAGTCGAGTCCCAGGTCAACGGCAACGGCACCATTGCGCCGCTGCAGAACGTGGCTTTGTTCACCTCGCTGGTGCGCCGGGTCAGCGACAGGCCCGGGCACTTGCCGGGAATGGCCACATTCCACGGGTATTCCGGCTACGGAAAGACGTTTGCCGCGACCTTCGCGGCGAACAAGTATGGCGCCCGCTACGTCGAGATGGGCGAGAGCTGGACGAAAAAGAAGCTGGCCGAGTCCATTCTCACGGAGCTTGGCGTGCAGAACAAGGCCCGCACGATCTCGGATCAGATGGATCAGATCGTGGAGGCCCTGGCCATCGACGGCGTGCCGCTGATCATCGACGAGGCGGACTACCTGGCCACGAAGGGGTTGATCAATCTGGTCCGCGAGATCCACGACAAGTCCGGCGCGCCGGTCGTGTTGATCGGCGAGGAGGGCCTGCCGGGACAGCTCAGTAAGTGGGAGCGGGTGCACAACCGGGTGCTCGACTGGGTCCCGGCCCAGCCCGCGACCACGGACGACGCCAAGCATTTGGCGCGGCTCTACTGCCCCGGCGTCCAGGTGGAAGACGAGCTGCTGTCCCAGATTGCCGAGGCCGCTTCCGGCCGGGCGCGCCGGATCTGCGTCAGTTTGGAGAGGGTGCGCGAGCTGGCGGCCACGCACGGGCTGGAGCAGGTCGGTCTGCAGGAGTGGGGAGACCGGCAGTTCTTTCGCGGTCAGCCGCCGGCGAGGAGGAAGTAAGGCATGCCACGGAAGCCGATCGACCAGAGAAGCAAGCTACGAGGCCAGGACTGCTATTGGGCCGCCATCCGCCAGTTGTCCGCCGAGTGCGGGGCGTTCACGCTCAGCGACGTGGTGAATCGCAGTAACGCCCCGAAAAATTCCGTTGAGGAATACATGCGGCGCCTGAAGGCAGCTGGCTACATCGAGAAGGCGGGCAAAAGCGGAGCAGCGAATCTGTTTCGCGTGCTCCGCGACAGCCGGTTTACCCCGCGCGTTCGGCGCGACGGGTCAGAGGTCGGCGGCAACAAGCAGGATCACATGTGGCGCGCCGCAAAGATGATCAAGTCGTTCACACCGCAGGATCTGGCCGTGTCAGCTTCAACGGATCAGGTCACCGTCAGTGAGGTGCAGGCCAGGGACTATTGCCAGCGTCTGGCGCGAGCCGGGTACTTCCGGCGGGTGGAGCCGAACAAATACGCCATGCTGCCGAGCAAAAACACCGGCCCGCTAGCACCATGTGTACAGAGGGTTAAACAGGTGTTTGATCCCAATCTCAATCGAGTTGTCTGGAGGTCCGGAGATGACGACGAATAGCGACGCGGTCAACCAGGCCTGGGACGGCCAGGCTCCGGACTGGCTCCGCGCCCTGGCCCAGGCCGCGGACAGCGGCATGAGCCGCAGGCGCCTGGCCGGGCTCATCGGTTACAGCGCCACCGCTGTCAGCCAGGTTTTGTCGGGGAAATATCGGGGCAGCACCCAGAAAATGGAGGCGGCGGTCCGCGCCGCCCTGATGCAAGGCGAGGTGCAATGCCCCGTGCTGGGCGAGATTAGCGGCGAGCAGTGCCTGCAGGAACAGAAGAAGCCGCTGGCCGCCACGAGTGGGATGCGGGTCCGCCTCTGGCGGGCCT